CCTTAACAGATGTCACCAATAAATCAACCCCTTTTATCCATTGTGTACTGTGTCTGGATTTCCTTTAACAGTGATCCAATACATGTTTAAATCTGGTCGGTATGTCCAAGCATCATGTTTCATTGCTTCATCTTTAGAAACATCTTTTAAAGAGCCTACACTTTCCCTTGTCTGATCGGAATAAACCAGTTCAGCATATTGTTTATTGCACTCTGATACCCTAAGTATACTTTCCTGATTTTCAACGAACCCCTTGCCTATAACGTGTTCTTTGAAATCATCCCATAACATCATATAGGACGGCTCAATTTCACCTTTATACGATCCGATACAGTGTACCATGTTACCTTTCATTTTTTGCATGGCTCTTGCGGTATCTATATGACGCAAAAATTTAGCTTGTGTGTGTGTGTCGGTTACATTGTCTATTGAGAATATAACGTATTTCATTTTTCTTTCCTCTTTTGATTGACCGTCTTGGAATGGTGCTATTGTGGCAGCACCTAACCAAGAATGTCAATAGTTAATTTGTTTTTCTAGTTCTTCAAGTTGTTTTCTTATTTGTTTGTGCTTTTCTGCAATCTTTTTGTTATTCTCTTTTATTGTCTTTAAAAGATATTCAAGTTCTTGATCAGTTGTCATTGTTTCTTTCTTTCGTGTTGTTGTTTCGATATATTCAGTATTGCAAATTAAATCACAGTTGTAAACGACTACAAAGTATATCCAGTCTATACTAAAGGATAGGTCCAATTGTATATTATAATGTATACCCATTGAATCGGTTCAGATAGGTAAGAACTATTGACGTATTAATCCAATCAGATCAATCAGATAGGTAAGGTTTGTTGACCTTTATTGTATTTCCCTTACAAAGTGTTACATTATAACAGTATCGATCCTATTTGTGATCACGTTTACAGATAGGTCAGCATTCTTGACGTATTATTTGTGATCACAGATTGCCGGGGGGTACTTTTTTGTGATCACACGCAGGGGTGAGGCGGGGGTCTAGGGGGTTCCTCTGTATTGTACATTACGACATAAAATTATCTCAGAAAAACATTAGACCCTGCAGAGGGGGTAGGTACTTGTAACAACAGAACCTGCACTGTACGGTCCTCTCCGTGGCTCTCAGAGGTATTTTACATACAGGGGTGCGGTGTACACTTGTAGTATCCTTACTTTAAGTAATAGTGTTTAAAGTATTATAATATACTTATAACACAAGTACTTGTAGTAATAATTACTTAAAGTAATATAGGGTATCATAAAAAACATCTGTTGTAAAGTAAATTAATTTTACACTTTATGTCGTTTTAGTGTTGACAAACCTATTGTTTCCGTGTTAATATATAAGTATAGGGGGACTAAACCATGTCTATGTATAACCTACAACAGCTTAAAACAGAGAACGGAATCATAAGGACTAAGAGTTTGTTTTACGAACTGTCCTATGACTCACCAGAGTATGCGTTGTTTACGCTGAAAGAAGAAGACATCGTGATGCCTGATGGCAGACCTGCTACGGCTCTGGGTAAGTTGTACATAGCATTTGCAACAATGGACCCGACAGAGTACCAGTTCGCTACTGCAGTCTTTGGTAGTTGGGAAGTCTGGGAAAAGATGCAGACGACTGTGCCACTCAAGAAACCTATTGAGAAGTGGCGTAGAGAGGCAGAAGTAAAACGTAAATCACTTGCCTTTGAGTCTGTTATAAAAGAAATACAAGAGGGTGGGCGTAGTAGTTTCACTGCAGCTAAGTTCTTAATCAACGAAGAATGGAAAGCTAAAGAAGACGGACGTGCTGCTCGTAAAGAAAAGAATCTAAAAGACAAGACTACATCTGAAGAAGCTTTCGAAAGAGCAGGTGTAAACGAAGACTTGAAGCGATTAAAAGATCAGGGTTTAATAAACTGATTCAAAAGGGAGGCGCAAGCGAATGGCTAAACGGCCTACAGTAAATACGATTAGTTCTGGCTATGCTTCACAGAGTCAGTTAAATGAAAACTTTACAAATCTTAAAAATGGATTTAATAATACTCTGTCACTAGATGGTAGTGCTCCGAATGCTATGCAAGGTGACTTAGACCTAAACGATAATGATCTTTTAAATGTACGTGCTATCTATGTAGATGGTGTTAATGTTCTTAATGTCTTAGACAATGTTACTGTTAGTACAGCAAGCCCTACAGGTGGTGAAGACGGTGACATCTGGTTTAAAGTATCTAGTTAACAAATAAAGCATAAGCGAAAGCAAAGAAGGAATATAAAATATGGCTGCTCTTTCAGATCACGCAGAAGACCTACTACTAGACTTCCTAATGACAAGTGGCACTGCTACTCGTCCTACAGCCTGGTATCTAGCTCTATTCACTGCTGCACCTAATGACGCAGGTGGTGGTACAGAAGTATCTACAGGTGGATATACACGTCAGACGATTGCATTTAGTGCTGCTTCTGGTGGTGCTACAAGTAATACTGCTGACGTAAGTTATACTGCTTCGGGTGCTAACTACGGCACAGTTACTCACGTGGGTATATTTGATGCAAGTTCTGGTGGTAACCTACTATGGCACGGTGCGATGACTGCATCTAAGACTGTTGAAGATGGCGACACAATTACATTTGCTGCAGGTAACGTAGACCTTACACTAGCATAATAGCAAAGGGCTTCTGTCATGGCTAATATATACAGAGGCGCAACCGTAAGGCCAGTCTTCTACTACGAGAATACAAGTGGTGGTTTTAGGGCTGACCTTCAGCTTGATCTAATTAGTTTAGACGGTACTACTTATAGTTTTGAGTCTAGCGGTAATGGGTTTGAAACTACTACTACCTCAACAGATATAAGTAATTATGATACTGCTAGTTGGACTACTGTATTAACAGGTACTACATCAGGACGGTTTAACAGAGACACAGCAGGAACAGGTTCATCTGGTACTGGTCTAAATACTGCTGCTGCAGGTAGCTACTACTTATACGCTGAGACATCTAGCCCTGCGACTGCTGTAGGATTTGATTTTCTTCTTAGAGGACCGCAAGTAACTTTAGGGAATGACCCTGACTTTACTTTCTATGAGGCTCGTTATAGTAGCGACAGTACAATGGGTACGCTTAAAGTGTACCTTGAAGTTATTACTTCTGGTGCAGGTGGTGCTCCTACAGGATTATCTCCTTTACTTCTTACTACCACAGGAAACACTGCTTCTTGGGTACAACAGACAGTAGATATTCAATCTGTTGAAGGTTTCCGTATAGATGAAGCAAGTAATACACGTATTGCTGAGAACGGTGATGTACGTATTACAGAACAGTTCGTTGAAGGTTTATCTGCACTATCAGGATCAGGTGCTCTAGCTTCTGTAGCAAATACTACTTATCAGGCTGCGTCTAGTTTATCGTCTATTGGTTCTAAGCTTACTGCTGCAGGATTAACATCTGAAGCTGATCCTATTACCCTGAGTGCTACAGGAACTATGACTGCTACAGGCGGTGCGTTGTTCCAAGACTCAGTAAGTGTATCAGGAACAGGTACTGCTACGTTCCTTGGATTGAATAGCTTCGATATTAGTAAAGCATTCAGTGGAACAGGTACAGCAACCTTCGATGGTATACGTATTAAGAATGCTTCTGGGTCGTTTAGTGCATCAGGTACGTTTAGCAATGTTTATGACTTTGTACACTACGGTGCTTTACTTACAGAAGACGAAGAGTTTACACGTATTACTGAAGCAGGTGACACTCGTATAGACGAAGCAGGTAATACACGAATTGTTCTAATTGCAGGAAATGTCGGTGAAGGCTTCTTAGAAGCAGACTGTACACAGATTATCTTTAGTTCTACTGCGTATATAAAATGGAATGGTCAGTGGACTACCTTCACACCTAAAGTTAAACAAGATGGTACGTGGGATGACCCTCTAGCTATCTATAAAAAGATTGATGCGAATACTTGGAAGAGGGCTTATTAAAAAATGGCTAATATTAAAATCTCAGATATGACTGCTGCAGCCAATGCTTCTGGTACGCAGGAATACGAAGTAAATGAAAGTGGTACTACTAAGAAAGTAACTGGTGCTCAGATTTCTACTTATGTCAGAGGTACTGTAACCCTAGCTGACTTGAGTGTAACTGCTTCAGCTACTGAATTAAACTATAATGACATTACGACTCTAGGTACATCTGAAGCAAGTAAGACTGTTACTGCAGATGCTAACGGTGATGTTAACTTAACAGAAGAACTAAAAGCTAAATCATATAACGAGACATACGCTGCAGTTACTTCTACCTCTAACGCTACAACAGTTAACTGTGAGAACGGTAATGCATTCAGTCATACTCTGACAGAGAACACTACATTTACTTTTAGTAGTCCACCTGCAAGTGGCACTGCATTTAGTTTTAGTTTAGAGATTATTCAGGATGCATCAGCAAGCGGCTACACAGTCACATGGCCTACGTCTGTTGATTGGCCCTCTGCTACGGCTCCTACATTAACTGCAACTGCATCCGCTAAAGATGTCTTCGTGTTCTATACACGAGATGGCGGTACTAACTGGTATGGATTCACTGCAGGTCAAGCACTAGGTTAAGGAGTAATAACTAATGGCTTCTAAGAAAAAGTTATTACAAGCTGCATCAGGTGTATCTACAGGTATTCCAGGTGCATGGGACTTAGCCTATGCTTTTCCAGACGATCCTAATACTTATGTAACTTATGGTATGGGAATTAATGATTCTTCTAGCGGAGTTTTTGCTGAAGGTTCAAATCCTTTTACAGTATTCTTTAAACCTGACGGTACAAAGATGTATGTCATTATCAGCGCAGGTGCTTCAAGTGGTGATAACGACACAGTATTCCAATACTCTCTGAGTACGGCTTGGGATGTGACTACAAAAAGTTACGATAGTAAAAAGTTTTCTTTTGCATTACAAGAGACTAGCCCTTGGGGGTTGTGGTTTAAACCAGATGGTACTAAGATGTATATGTCTGGCTCTTTAAACGATACTCTTTTTCAGTATTCTTTATCTACTGCTTGGGATGTATCTACAGCATCTTATGATAGTGTATCTGTAGTTTTGTCAAGTTTTGCAGGGGATATAATAGCCACCGCTACAAGCATCTTTTTCAAGGATGATGGTACTGAATTTTATGTAATAGACCCTGGTAATGATGATGTCCACCATTTTACTTTATCTACTGCTTGGGATTTAACTGCAAGCAACTGGACAAGACAAACAGACTTTTATGTTGGGGGTGAAGAATCTTCTCCTGCAGGTATAGCCCTTAGTCCTGACGGTAAGTATATGACAATACTTGGATACGCAGGAGATGATTTTACTAGCTTTAAATTAAGTACTGCATGGGACACATCAACTGCTACTCTTATAAACGGTAGCCAAGTTTATGTTGGAGGTCTTGAAACTTCGCCAAGAAGTTTTGTTTGGGGGGAAGATGGTCGTGCTCTTTTCTATACTGGAACTGGTAGTGATCAAGTTCGAAAGTTATATGTGGGTGGATGGTCTTTCCTTTCTGAAGGAACAGCCCCAAGAGACATAGCTTTCAATGATGATGGCACTATAATGTACATCCTAGATGATGCAGGGAATGACATTAACTATTATGACTTAACAATTCCTTATGATACGTCAGAAGATAATGTTGTTGTAGATGGTGCAAAAAGATTCAGTCAGAATGAAAGTGTACCCAACGCACTTGACTTTAAAGCAGATGGAACAAGTCTTTACGTTAGTACTGAAAACAATATTACACAATATGATATGAGTACTGCATGGGATACATCGACTGCTTCAACAGGTAGTACTTTTAATCATACACCAACTGGAGCCACGGGTATGAGATTTAGACCTGATGGCACTCAGGTGTTTGTAAATTATCAAGCTGATGATACTGTAAAAGCTTTAAATTTAAGTACTGCTTGGGATATATCAACTGCTTCATATGCAACAGGACAATCTTTTGATTATTCAACTCAATCTGCAAATGCTTGGGGAATAGAGTTTAAACCTGATGGTAAGAAATTATACATTCATTCTGAACAAGATGACAAGATATATCAGTATAGTTTAAGCACCGCATGGGATTTAACTACTGTTAGTTATGACAATACTTTTTATGACGCACGAACAAAGATAGGTAATGTATCGCCACATGGGATCAGGTTTAAACCAGATGGAACAAAGTTGTTTTATCTTGATAGTAATGAAGATAGAGTCATAAGAATTGGTGTTGAAGATACATCGTAAGGAGAACTGTTATGTATTATGTAAAAATAGAAAATGATGTAGTTGCACAGTATCCTTATTCTGTAGCAAACTTAAAAAGTGATAATCCTAATACTAGCTTTCCTGCTAGTGTTTCGGATACCGTTCTTGAAAGATACGGCGTACACCCTGTTTCTTTTGAAGCTCAACCGTCTTATGATCCTGCTACAGAAAGAGTACAGCATAGTACTTCACCAGTTTTAAAAGATGGTACTTGGACTATTACAAAAACTGTTGTTGCTTTAAATGATGAACAAATTGCAAGTTATGCAAATCATGTAAGCGGTAAGAATAGAGAAAAACGTGATACTCTATTAGCTAATACTGATTGGACTCAGATGAATGATAGTCCGTTGTCTAATGAAGACAAGACTGCATGGGCTACGTACCGTCAAGAACTACGTGACATCAGTGATCTAGATGCATGGCCTCACTTAGCAGACGAGGACTGGCCTGTAGAACCATAAGGACACATCATGGCAAAGCAAGCATTAGACCAGATAAGGCAAGCTGCTGAGAATGATCTAGAGTTCTTTATTCAGTTGATTGCTCCACAACAGGTCTTAGGGGATTGCCATAAAGAGGTCATAGAATGGTGGACAAGAGAGGACGCACGTAACTATCAGCTTCTTCTCTTTCCACGTGACCACGGTAAGTCAAGGCTCATTGCTTACAGGGTAGCATGGGAACTAACTAAAGACCCTACACTACGTATCCTGTATATCTCTGCTACAGCAAACCTCGCTGAGAAACAACTTAGTTTCATTAAAGGTATCCTTACCTCAGAAATCTATAGACGTTACTGGCCTGAACATGTACACGCAGAGGAAGGTAAACGTACACGGTGGACTAACTCAGAGATTAGCTTAGATCATCCACTACGTAAACAAGAAAACGTCCGTGACCCTAGTATTTTTACAGGTGGTCTGACTACATCACTGACAGGTTTACACTGTGACATTGCTGTACTTGATGACGTAGTTGTAGCTGAAAATGCTCTTACCCTAGAGGGCCGTAACAAGGTAGCAAGTCAGTACTCATTACTGTCGTCTATCGAAGGTGCTGACGCTAGGGAGTGGGTAGTAGGTACACGGTATCACACCAAGGATTTGTACAACGATCTAATGGAGATGAAAGAAGTTCTCTACGATGATCAGGGTGAACAAGCAGGTGAAGATCAGATATACGAAATCTTCGAGAAGCCTGTAGAAAATCGTGGTGATGGTACGGGTGAGTTCCTATGGCCCAAGCAACAACGTAAAGATGGTAAGTGGTTCGGTTTCGATATAGCTACACTTGCTAAGAAACGTGGTAAGTATCTAGACAAAGGTCAGTTCAGAGCACAGTACTACAACGATCCTAGTGATCCAGATAACGTACCTGTAAGTAGAGACAAGATACAATACTTCGATAGGAAGCACGTAGTCTTAGACAATGGGTTCTGGTACTACAGAGGTAACAAACTAAACCTATTCGCTGCTATCGACTTTGCGTTTAGTACGAGAGCGAAAGCTGACTACACTGCTCTAGTTCTTGTAGGTGTAGACGCAGATAATAATGTTTACGTTCTAGACATCGACAGGTTTAGAACAGAACGTATATCAGAGTACTTTGATCACATCTTTGATATGCACGACAAGTGGTCATTCCGTAAGCTACGAGCAGAGGTTACTGTTGCTCAGATGGCTATCGTGAAACAACTAAAAGAGTTAATTAAGGAACACGGTCTAGCTTTAAGTATTGATGAGTTCAGACCTAACAAACAACAAGGTAATAAACAAGAGCGTATTGCTGCAGTTCTAGAACCTAGATATGACAACCTTCAGATGTGGCACTACAGAGGTGGTAACACGCAGTACCTAGAGGATGAATTATCTAGTAGGAACCCACCGCACGATGACGTTATCGACGCTCTAGCATCTGCCGTAGATATGGCTGTGCGTCCAACTCGTAACCTTAACAGGAAACGTGATAGTAATATTGTCTGGGCGAATAGCCGTTTCAGAGCAGGGAGTAGGTAATGAACACTATTGATATTGAAAATCTTATCGATCCAGATAACCTTGCTGTAGACATTGCAGATAAGTGGAGACTGTGGCATCAGCTACGTAACTCTTGGATGGAAGGTACTAAGGAGTTACGTAACTACGTATACGCTACAGATACCACGACTACTGCTAACGCAATCCTTCCTTGGTCTAATACAACGACTACTCCTAAGATTACACAGATCGCAGATAACCTACACGCTAACTATTTCGCTACGTTGTTTCCACAACAGAAGTGGATGAAGTGGGAAGCAGACACTCGTGACTCAGCACGTAAAGAGAAACGTGAGATCATTCAATCCTACATGGATAACAAAGTATCTCAATCAGGTTTCGTTACTACAGTCTCTGACATTATTCAGGATTGGATTCTGTATGGTAACTGTTTCGGTATGGTTGAGTGGCACGATGGTTTTACTACAAAGGAAACTGGCGAATACATTCCTAAGTATGTAGGACCGAAGCTTGTTCGTATCTCACCATACGACATCTGTTTTAATCCAACAGCATCATCATTCGAAGACTCACCTAAGATCATTAAGAGCATCAAGTCTCTTGGTGAGATTAAGCGTATGATCGACTCAGACCCTAACAACGAATACTTACAGGGTGTGTTCGAAAAGATGATGTCTGCTCGTAAGAATGTACGAGGCACAGACGGTCACTTCGATAAGGCTGAAGGTTTTATTGCTGATGGCTTCACTAGCATTGAGCAGTACTACGAATCAGACTACGTAGAGATTATGACATTCTACGGAGACATCTACGATCAGATGTCAGGTGAGCTAATGGCAGATCGTGTGATTACTATCGTAGACCGTGCTCACGTACTAGACAACCAAGAGAATCCATCATGGATGGGCAAGGCTCCTATATTCCATAGTGGATGGCGTAACCGTCCTGACAACCTATATGCAATGGGTCCACTAGATAATCTTGTAGGTATGCAGTACCGCATTGATCACCTAGAGAACTTGAAAGCAGATGTGTTTGATCAGATCGCTTACCCTATCTTGAAAGTCAAGGGTGACGTAGAAGACTTCGACTTCGAACCTGGTGCTCGTATATACATGGGTGAAGAAGGTGATGTAGGTTACATGGCTCCTGATGCTACTGCACTAAACGCAGACCTACAGATTCAAGTCTTAGAGAACAAGATGGAAGAGATGGCAGGTGCTCCTCGTCAAGCTATGGGTATTCGTACCCCAGGTGAGAAGACTGCATTCGAAGTACAGACACTACAGAACTCTGCATCTCGTATCTTTGAACACAAGGCTGCACACTTCGAGCGTACATTCATTGAACCTATCTTGAATACAATGCTTGAGAATGCACGTCGATACATGAACAGATCAGATACTATTCGTGTACTAGATGAAGATCAGGGCTTTATGAAGTTCCTAGATATTACTCGTGAAGACATTACGTCTAGCGGTAAGATTGTACCAGTAGGAGCAAGACACTTTGCTGAACGTGCTCGTAGACTACAGAATCTATTACAGATGGCTGCAGTCAAGGCACAAGACCCTACTGTTGCACCGCACTTGTCAGGTAAAGAACTAGCTCGTATCATTGCCTATGAACTTGGTGAACCAACCTTGTTTGCAGATAATGTTGCAATAGATGAACAAATGGAAACACAATCTAAAGTTCAAGACCTACAAGCTGCAAATGAAGAGAGACTAATGGAAGCCTCAGAGATGGGACTATAAGGAGTTTATCATGCCCGCAAAAGGACAACCTTACAAAAAGCCTATGCCTAAAAAGCCTAAGCCTAAGAAAAAGAAGGTTATGAAATAAATGCACTCAGCTTGGACGAAAGGTCTAAGGGGTGAGGAAAAAGCCAAGCGCATCGAAGAAGTACTCTACTACAGAAATGCCTTTGATGACTTGCAAGATGTTATCGAACAGACACTATATAAGAAAGAATCTGTTCGTGACTACGGCCCAGGATGGGCTGAAAAACAAATAGCAGTGAATGAGTACAATGCTGCTCTAGATGATCTGCTAAGACTAATAGACCTCAACCGTAAGGATCATAAAGAATAATGTCAGTTTTTGATGAAGACAAGTCTGTAGCCACCCAACCACAGGAGACTCAGACACAATCCGATACTATGCAGCAAGAAACCACACCACAGGAATCTTACTTGCAGAAGATCGTAGAGACACGTGGTGATAATTGGAAAGACCCCGAAGTACTTGCTAAAGGTAAACTTGAGGCTGATGCCTATATCAAGAACCTTGAGGATCAACTTGCTAGTATGCGAGAAGATTTATCTAAACAAGACTATGCGGCCCAGTTGTTACAACAACTAGAGACAAAGGCTTCGGCTACCACCAACGAAAAACCTCTAGAGTCCAATAACTATAATAACGGTGGCACGAATACTGAAGGTAACACCAACCTCGCAGTGAGTGAAGATGATTTAAAAAGCCTTGTTGAAAAAACTCTTACAGAACGTGAGAAGCAAGCTACTGTTCAGGAGAACATTCGTCAGGTGGATGTAACACTTGAAGAAATCTACGGAACAGAAGCACGTAACGTACTCATTAACAAGTCGCAAGAACTTGGAATTAGTATGGAGCGTATGCAGGAACTTGCATCTGAATCTCCCTCTGCTCTCTTTGCTTTACTAGGAGAGAAGCAACAAACCTTTAAGCCTATAACTCAAGGGTCAGTTCGCACAGAGTCTGTAGGGACAACAACTGGCGGTGAGCGTGATTTTAATTATTATCAGAAGCTTCGCCGTGAGAATCGTAACCTATACTACACACCAAAGGTACAACAACAGATGATGGAAGATCGTCAACGCCTTGGTAATAGGTTCGGTATTTAATCACAACTTTAAATAAGGAGAGTCAGTATGTCTATGACAACTGGTAACGTTTCTCTCTTAACTCGTGCAGAGGTATGGTCGGGCGAGCTAAAAGAGATTCTACGTGACGAGATGATGGCACAACGCTACGTGCGTATGCTTGAAGGTTTCCCAGATGGTGACACATTCAAGATTCCATCAATCGGTCAAGCGCAAGTGGACAACTACGCTGAAGATACAGCGGTTCAGTACCGTCCACTAGATACAGGTCAGTTCACATTCAGTGTTGACAAGTATCTATCATCAGCTACTTATATCACTAAGAAAGCTAAACAAGACATGTTCTACATGAACGAAATGGTTTCTCGTTTTGTTCCTGAACAAGAACGTGCTATCATGGCGCACTTCGAAACAACAACTATGGCTGCTCCAGAAGCAGGTGTTTCAGCAAACTCCAACGAGTCTATCGATGGCGTTGAACACCGTTGGGCAGCAGGTGGTACAGGTGCTATCATTACACTTGAAGACTTCGCACGTGCACGTCACGTATTGAAGAAAGCAAATGTTCCTGATCGTAACCTAGTTGCTATCGTTGACCCATCAGTAGAGTACACATTGAATACTCTATCTAACATCACAAACGTTTCAAACAACCCACGTTTCGAGGGTCTTGTTCGTGATGGTATTGCGTCTGGTATGCAGTTCGTTGCAAACGTTTATGGTTTCGACGTATACTGCTCGAACTACCTAGCTGACGTTACAGACGGTGCTCTACCAACATCTGCGGATGCTAATGTAGACTTCGGTACTGATAACGGTAAAGCTAACTTGTTCTTCTCTGCGGATCAGACTGCTAACCCATTCGTGGGTGCATGGCGTCAGATGCCAGAAGTGGACTACGAATACAACAAAGACTTCCAACGTGACGAGTTTGTTACAACTGCTCGTTATGGTGTCAAGTTGTACCGTCCAGAGAACATGGTTCGTGTTGTATCGAAAACTAACGTCTAATTAAGATAAGGGGAAAGATACATGTCTTACAATAACGCAGACGGACTTCGTGTTCTAACTAATGCTGATCAGGGTGCTGCAGTTGATGCAGGTACTACAGCCGTATCAGAAGTAAAAACACTTGTAATTGATATTGCAGATGCGACTGAGCTAGGCTCTTCGGCTGCAACACCAACAGCGAATGATGCATTCATTCCTGCAAACTCTTACATTACAGGTGCTCACTTGTTGGTAACAACAGCCTTTACTTCAGGCGGTTCAGCAACCTTGACAATCGGTGCGTATGACTCTGCAGGTTCTGCTATTGATGCTGATGGTATCGATGCAACCATTGCACTTACAGCAATCAACGCTACAACTAAAGCAGTCGCATGTGACGGTGCTTTAGTAGGTGGCGCAGTGATGACAGGTGCTTCAGATGCATACATTAAACCTAACTACGGTACTGCAGCGTTTACTGCAGGTGCTGCTAAGTTGGTTATTACTTACATCGAAACATAATACTATTAGGTAGTCCCTTCGGGGGCTACCTTACTTGCTCAAGGAGAAACAATTAAATGGCAAACGTAAACCACTCAGCACTTACAGACCCTTATCTCCATGAGCCGAAGGGTGCATCTACTGCTAGTTCAGGCGATGTGTATATTGCAAATGGTTCAGGGTCAGGTGCGTGGACTTCACGTCGATCTATGATCACTGCACACTTTGAAGATATTTCTACAGCAGCAGATATTTACTTACCAATGCCCTATGCAGGTACGATCTCTAAGATACAGTCAGTAGCATCAGGAGCAGTTGCAGGTGGAGATGTTACGTTTACATTCCGTAACTCTGCAGGAAACTCTATGGGAACTATTGTAGTTACTTCAGCAGGTTCTGCTGCAGGAGATGTAGATACTCTAGCTCCTTCATCTAACAATACAGTCACAGCAAGTGATTACATTAGAGTAAGTTGTGATGGCGGTGCTTCCTCACATACTGAATTGTGGTTTGTAGTTTCAGTGGATGGCTCATAATGAAAAGAACATTACTACAGATAGTACAGAACATTCTCTCAGACATGGATTCTGAGGATGTCAACAGCATTAGCGACTCTATAGAAGCTGAACAAATAGCATCTGTAGTACGTGATGTTTACTACAACATGGTATCTACTCGTATGATACCTGAACACCAAGAATTAGTTAAACTTGTAAGTCTGTCTAGTTCAGCACGTCCGACACACTTTCAAGTACCCGACTCTGTAAAACGCATAGACTTCATTCGTTATAACGTAAGTACTACAAGCGAGACAGAGTTTAAAGAGATACAATACATAGAACCTCTGTTGTTCTTAACCTTACACCAAGACGGTGCTAATGTAACTACAGTCTACGATGTGAACGGTAACACACCATTACTTATTCGTAATGATCAGATGCCTACTTACTACACGTCATTCGATGATCTGCATATCGTAATGGACTCACACAAGAGTGACACAGATCAGATTCTAGCAGAGAATAAAACACAAGCACTAGGTCATAAGATTCCTACATTCACAATCAGTGACACTTTCATTCCAGACTTAGATGAAGTATTGTTCCCATACTTGATTGCTGAATCTAAATCTACATGCTTCTCATTATTCAAGAGTGGTGTAGATCAGAAGATAGAACAAGCTGCACGTAGACAGAAGTGATATGTATAGAGTGAAGAAAGAAAATAAAAGGCCGTACTATGGTAGACGTTGATTTCGAGATTGATTACGACAACAAAACCTTAAAGGCGACATGCACAGAAAAACTAAGCACTCCTATCCATGTAAGAAAATCACCAGATGGCTTTATATTCTTCGAGGTCCATGTAGAAAAAGGCAAGGTTCCAGGCGATTTAAGTGGAAAGTACACATCTCTAGATAACGCTAAGAAAGCTATACAAGTATACCTAAATAATATTACTCCTTCTAAGGCTGTTCGCAGAGAGGCTTTCGGTAAGGACTACGAGGAGCGTAAGAAACGAAATGCCACAGAGTCTAACGCAAAGGGTAGTTAACACATTTGTTAAAGGTTTGATTACTGAGGCAGGTGAACTTACTTTCCCACCAGATGCATCAGTAGATGAACTAAACTGTGACCTTCGTCGTGACGGTTCTCGCCGTAGACGTAAAGGTGCAGCTAAAGAAACTAACTTCGAACTGTCTAGTTTTACTGTAGCAGATGATGCTATTACTACAACAGGTGTGTGGTACAACGTAGGTGGTCAGTCAGGTCTAGAGTTTCTAGTATTTCAGAATGGCTCTACCCTTTACTTCTTCAATAAGTCTGGTGCTCCTTTCTCAGCTAACATTGAAACAGCTACAGTAAACTTACTTACTTATGAAGTAGCAGGTAGTGTTGGTGCATCACAGGCTAAGTGTTCATTCACTTCTCTTAAAGGTGCATTGATTGTAGTATCAGAAGCTATTGATCCTATCTACATTGAACGTGATAACGTAGCAGAAACACTTACAGTTACTCAGATTGATTTCCGTGTACGTGACTTTGATTGGCAGGGTGACACTACAGAGTATGATGAATCTAAAGCAAGCCCTTCAGATGAACGTAAGTATGATACACAGAACGCAGGGTGGGTAGCTCCTAATGGTGACTCTGCATTAACTGCCTATCAATCTGCAAACTCTAGTAAATATCCACCTCTAACACATGCTTGGTATTCAGGTAAAGATGCTACAGGTGCATTCTCTGCAAGTGAATGGGCAGAGATTTATAGCGGTAATAGTCTTACAGGCAACGGTCACTACATTCTAGACTTTTTCAGTAAAGATCGTGCTACTGCATCAGGTATCTCAGGACTTACTACAGAGACTGAATCTAGTAGATTTAAATCAGTAGCCACCTTTGCAGGTCGTGCATTCTACGCAGGTCTTGACAGTACTACAAACACAGACATCATTCTGTTCAGTCAGTTGATTGATAACTTCTATCAGTTAGGTGAGTGTCTACAACAGAACGATCCTACATCAGAGTTAATCAGTGATGTTCTTGATACTGATGGCGGTACAATACGGATAGCAGGTGCTGTTGGTATCAAAGTACTTTATGTAATTGATGCTAGTTTGTATATCTTTGCAGAGAACGGTGTGTGGCGTATTGAAGGTATTGATGGTGTCTTTAGTCCTACAGCGTTTGCTATTAAAAAGATTACAGATGTAGGTATTGTTAGTCAAGGTAGTTTTGTTATTGCTGATGGAACTCCTCTGTGGTGGAGTAAGAATGGTATTCACACATTGCAATTTGATGCAACAAGTGGTCGCCCTGTAGAAAGTAACTTGACTATTTCTACTATTCAAGCTTATTGGGATCGTATTCCTAACGAGTCTAAGAATAAACTTACGTCTATCTTTGATCCTGTAAACAAACGTGCTTACTGGGCATGGCCTGATGACGGTGAAACAGTAGAGTCTAAAGTAAATAATATTCTAGTTCTTGATGTACCTCTAAAAGCATTCTATCCTTGGTATGTTGAAGATGAAACTACAAACACAGATGCTATTATTGGTATAGAGTTCTTCTCTGGCTTTGGTGCTGCAGCGTCTACGCTTGATGTTGTAACTAGCGCAGGGGATGACGTTATAACTTCTGCAGGAGATGATGTTGTCTCTATTCAGAACTTAGCAACTACAGGTTCACCTGCAATCATCTTGATCATACGTGATGGTGATACAAACAAAATGACTATGGGTTCCTTCACAGGAGATGACTTCTTAGATTGGGGTACTACAAACTATAGTTCTTACGCAGAAGCAGGTTATGACTTTATGGGTGACCTACTCTTGAAGAAGACTGCACCCTACATTACAACTTACATGCGCTTAACTGAGACTGCATGGGAAGGTAATGAAACTGATGGATACGCCCCAGATAAACCATCCTCTATGTTAGTATCTGCATTCTGGGACTTCAAGAATACTACTTCAAGTAACCCTCAACAAGCCTATAGATTTAAATCAATGCCTGTTGTAGATTCAGGAAACCTCTTGAACTTTGATTACCCTGAGTCAGTAATCACTACTCGAATGAAAGTACGTGGTCGTGGTCGATCAATGCGTATCAAGTTCGAAAGTGAACAAGGTAAGGACTTCGTTCTACTTGGATACTCAGTTCTTGGTGGAGTTAACCAAACACACTAACTTAGGAGACTTCATGTCTTATAAAATACGTAACGCTAACCAAAGCGATACCTTCGATATTGTACTTCTTTATAAACAATTCTCTAAAGAAATACCTCACAAAGCTTTTTCTAAAGTAAACACAAACAAGACAGTTGAGCTTATCTCTAATCTTATTCAGTATGAAAACGGTTTTGTACATGTAGCTACTTTTAATGATGAAGTCGTAGGTGTTCTTGCTGCATTTTTATCAGAGTTACCAGTAAATGATTTTAAAATGTGTCAAGAGATTATATTCTTCGTAGAACCTAAACACCGAAATGGTAAAACATCTTCTAAATTAATAGATGCTTACGTAGAGTGGTCTAAAAGTATCGGATGTAACTTTGTAAGACTTTCTTCTTTAGACCCTGTTCTTAATAGTAAAGCAGGGGTTTTGTTTAAACGTAAAGGTTTTTTAGAAACCGAAACAGCATATGTAAAGGAATTATAAAATGGCTATATTTACTGCGATTGGTGCAGTCGTTGGTGCTCTTGCAGGTGCTGCCGTTGCTACGACT